CTCAGGTCTTCTATGCTGTTCACAGTGCAGCCCTCATTTCTTCAGGTGGTTCCGAATCAAAACTCGCAATTCTTTCTTGGATCGGAGTCCCTCATGGTCTAGATCCAGCTGGTCAGCATACATCCGGAGCTGTTCAAAGCTCATCTCACCCAGAGGGATTTCAGACAAATCGACTTCCTCTTCGTCTTCCTCCCCGTCATTGTCTTCCTCGTATACATCCTCCTGAGACTGTGCAGAGTCCTCTACAGGGTCATTTTTGTCTACGGGGGGCATACTTATACCCCCAGGAAGTTTAGGGGCTTCTGTGAGCTCTGAAGACTCCACAGGATAAAAACCCTTAGATGCATAGAACGAATTTAATGCGCCTTTAGAGACACGCAATGTCACAAAACCATTAGTGACCTGGATCATTTTTAGGCCCCCTTATTTAGGATGCGATGACATCCAGGATGTAGACACTGTCTGCAGACTCAAAAGAGGGGAGACAGATCATAGTTACCTTGGTCTCCACATTGACAGGATCAGCCTTTTCAATGGTGGTAACAGCAACACCAGTGTCAGTGATAGACACATTGGCAACCTTGCCACCCATCAAGTCAGACTCCTCAGGAGTGGTGCCAAACCAAGTAGTGCCGAGAGTACCAGCGGGGAACAGAACCACAGTGTCATCAGGGACGAACTGAGTTGCCTTGCCAGAATCATCAGTATATCTCTTACCATAGATGATCAGTTCCAGGCCCAGCTCATCCATGAGATACTGGCTCAGGCGGGCATCGGACAGAGCAGAGACCTGTCCATTAGACAGCACATAGATGGACTTGATAATCTTCTCATTCTTTCGGAGATATCCCCAAGTCTTGCGAGTGCAGATGCCACGAGTGGGTCTTACACCAGTGTCATCCTCAACCTTGTCCATGGCTTGACGCATATCCTCAATAGGATCAGAAGTGGGATCAGACCAAGATGTATCAACCTCGGACTTGTGATCCTCAGGCATGCCATAGTCATAGTTGTAGGCTTGACCATTCGCAGTGATTGCAATAGCACCCGTGGTTAGAGCCATCATACGCATCTCCTCACGACGAGCACGAGCACCGTTCAGCAGATTCATTTCATCGGCAAAAACCCGGCTGACGACAGCATCAATGTATGCTTGATTGCCAGTCTCGAGCACCATATTCAGCTCCTGTCTCATCTCCTCTTCTACATAGGTAGACTCCTTAAAAAAGGGCATTTGAGTAGACAGCTTATCAAAGCCAATACGGGGACGGGGTACAGCACCCACATCAAAGGCAGAGGGCTTCAGCACAACGGGAAGCCCACTTGCACCCTTGATCCAGTCAAGCTGCAGGCCCAGCTTCTTGTCATTAGGAAACAGCTCTTCTCCCAGATACGGGGGCATGTCCTGAATGTGCTCTTCCCAGTAGGAAGTCAACTCAGGAGCTTTAATCAGGTCAAAAATAGACATAGAATTTCCTCCTTGTTTCTGTTAGTCTTTCAGGAACCACACTCTACCAGAGAGTGCATCCTTAATACCCTCAGTGATCTTTGCGGAAGTGGTCTCATCCACACGATCGAGGTTTACAAAACCCCAAATGAGCAGGGTTGCATTTGCATCGGAGTCCGTCACATCCACATCGTGGAGCAGGATACCGACAGCGTCATCGGAAGCAGCAGTAAAAGGGGTTTCACGAGCGGTCAGATCACCATTCAGGGGGGTGCCCGCCTTTACAATCTTTCTGTTGTTTTCGACAACAGCACCTTCGAAGTCTTTCGCCAGCTTGATGCCCACAGACACCTGATTCTGGACATTGAACAGGATCTGTACAGGAGCAGCACCGACGACTTTGTTAATACCGGACTGGTTGAGCATACAATTTTCCTCCTTGTGTCATGTTAGTTCTTAAAATAGGCACTCTTTTCTGAGGGCTTGTTGGATTTTGCAAGCCGTTTTCCAAGCCCTTCAGTTCCCGCAGTGCCCTTGCGAGCCGGGTTATTGGGACGACCTGTCCCAGAATTACTAGAGGATTCCTTGAAGAATGCAGGGTACTTGGTTTTAAACTCTGCTAAAACCTTATCAACAGGCATGTCTTCGCTCACTTTTGATTGTGCAAGGACAATTACATCGTCAAGAAACTCGGGGTTTACTCCTGCTGACAATGCTGCGACCTTCATTTCTAACCGAGTAGCTTTTGCCTCTGCTTGAGCCTGAGCGGTTTCTGCTGCCGATCTTGCCTCTGCATCAAGCTGTTGCTGGGTTTTACCCGCATCAAGAGAGTCTTTTATGCTCTTCACTGTGTTTCGATAGTCCTTATCGTCTTTGATGTCAAACCCAAGCTCTTTCAAGAGTGCTTGTCTTGCAGTACGCTTTTCGTTTGCCATCATAGAGTTAAGCTGCTCTTGAGTGTAGGTTTTACCAGCAGGGGTCTCAATGGGAGCGGGTTCTGGCTGGGGTGCAGGTTCAGGGTCTTCAGAGGATTCAGCAAAAAATTGGATCCCAACATGCTTCAAACTGTCTCTTTCATTCTGTTTCATTGTTCGTTCCTCCTTAATCCATGCTTCACCGTGCATGGTAACGATACTCCAGTCGTTCTTTACCCTCTTCAGTCTGGTAGAAAGAGCCATTAAACTTCTCCGCCAATTCCTGACGTTTGAAGTCCAATTTTTGATTAAGACGATTATACTTCTGCTCGAGCTTTTCTGGGACAGATTTTCCTCGGCTCTTGAACTTTATTCTGCGGATCATCATCTCTTTCAAGCTGTTTAGAATCGGAAGAGTCTTCTCATCATCCATGATTACCGGGTAATGCTTGCCACAGTGTGGACAGTACAGATACGTCAACCGGACTTCATGAGTCTGCCCACCTTTTTCAAGAGTCACAGTCTCTTCTTTGAGGTTGTTTCTGCTCAGCTGAAACCTTTTTCTGCAGATGTCGCAAAGGACACTATTATCCACAACAGGGAGTGGGAATTTAGCAGCTGTTTGTTTTGGTGCAATCTGCATAGTATCATCTCCTATAATTAAATTAACCTTCTAAGGATTTAGCAAACTCATCTAGTTCGGTGTCAGCTCCACCTTCAACCCAATCGGCTATTCTATCGGCAATGTCTTCCATGCTGTCCTCAATAACGGCTACAAAAGTACACATCCCATTGGGATGGTCTAATGGCAGATCATCTTTAGCATAATACTGCCCATCTCTGTCCTCACAAATTGGGCACACTCTGCTCCCAGAAGCAATCCATTGGTATTTAGTAACAAAAGGATTGTTTTGAGTCGTCCT